TCCAAGTTGCCCCAAACTGATTCTTGTATAGGTGTAGACTTGTGTCGCTCCACCCTCTCTTTTAACTGCTGTATTTCCGCTTCCTGATACGCAATAAGTCTATTTTGCTGATTCATTGTTAGTTCTCCGGTCTTTTTTTTATTATGTGGTGAAACGGCAATGCCGTTATAATTTCGCTCAACCCTATAGCCTAGCTTTTCCGCAAAGTCTTGCATAGTTGTGCTTCGCACCTCTAATGAATCTGCTTTTTTCCAGCGGTCAAACGTTTGTCTTGATATTCCAGTAAGCTTTTCTAATTGCCAAGTAGATGAACCACTTTGCTTAATTAAAAATTTTACTGCTTGTAAATCTGTTTTAAAATTTTGTGTTGTCATGATTTTATCCTCTAAGATGTCATTATATTACGCCTTATACTACAATATTCCAAAATAAATCTTGTAAAAAGAAATAACGTGTATTTAAGTTTATACCACGTTTATGGAGCAATTAACGACAAATAAAGCATTTACCTTTCGCGGTTTGTTAAGCAAACACGGCATGTCACAACGCAAGTTATGTAGGATAGTTGGCATTAGTCCGGCACTATTAACTATGATGCTAAATGGCCAAAGAACTTTTCAATATAGACATAAAGATACTATAGCATTGGTTCTCGGTGTAGATGAAGAAAGTATAAACTGGAATGAATAAACCAATTACACAAACACAAGGCTGGCTTAGTATTGGTCAAGCTGCTGATTACATAGGTATGAGCCGTAAAAGTGTTGACAAAGCAGTCAAATTAAAAGAGCAAAATAAGTGCAATGAGACATTACGCTTAAAATACGTTGGCAATGAAAAAAGAATTTCAAGAAAAAGTTTAGATGACACGCAACGCATCATCACAACGCTTAAATAACATGGGGCGGTTACCTTCTTGTTCGCTTAACAGCGTGGTTCTATCCTCTCAATATAACCGAAATACCGCCTCATGATCTTTCGTATACACATACCAAAAGATTCAGAACAAATATCTGTAGCAAGAAAAATACGTGCAATGCTAGACCGTGCAGAAGTGTACTCATCTACGTACGAACCACAAGATGCACAGATAGGAATTAGGTTTCATAAAGTACCCAGTGAAGAATTATTAAGTCAGATATTTGGCTTGATACAGAGAGGTGGTTATGAGATTCAGCAAGTGGCCCCAGCTAACGCCAAGGCCACCGGTCCTGACTCTTCACCACAAAGAGAACAGAAGACAAACCAAAGTTAACAAAAGGAGTAGCAATATGGCTAATAGTTTAAGTGATTTAGATATACCAACTAGCGAATCTAGTGGTCTATTTATGAAAAAGTTAGAGCAAGGTGAGAATAGAATGAGAATTCTTAATGCGCCAATACCGGGATACGTATGGTGGCCGGAAGACGGCAATAAACCAATGCGCGTTAAAAAACCCGGTGATATACCAACTGGCGTAAAAGATGCAAAGTATTTTTGGTTTCTTACTATTGCTATGGGCAATGAAGTAAAGTTCTTAGAACTAAAGCAAAAAACTATCCTGAGTCAGATAAAAGCATTATCTGAAAATAAAGAGTGGGGCGAGGTGCAAGATTATGACATTACAATTACACGTAGTGGTCAGGACTTAGAGACTCAATATACAGTCGTTCCAAATCCTAAAAAGGCAATCGATGATGAAGCTGCTAAAAAGTGGGCGGATATGAAAGCTCGCTACAATGCGGATAATCTTTTTACCAATGGATCTCCGCTAGAACCTGGTGAAGAGAAAGCGCAAGATGAAGAAGAAGAGTTGCCCTTTTGAACGTAGCTAAAAAAGGCTATCGTGGTGAAGTCGAGGTTAAGGACATGCTCCTTGACCTTGGCTTTGACGCTGAACGTTCATGGGGTAGTGATGGTCGCGCTTTTGGTCTTGCTAGTGATATAGATATTAAAGCAAAGCGTGATGACCTAGAACTACATGTGCAAGTTAAACGGCGCAAGAAGATAGCTAGTTACTTAGAATTTAAAAATGCAAACCTTGTTGCTGTACGTCAAGACCGTGGCAAATGGGTATTTATTATGAGCGAAGAAATGTTCAAAGATGTGCTTCGCGATAAATAAAGATTATATGTCCGAGGATACAATGAAGAGTGCAAAACGATTGATTGAAAGGTTGGCGAAACCATCCTCGGCAAACATTCCGGCATCAAAAGGCTTGAAAATTGATACCCAGGTTGGCGTAGGCGGTAAGCTGCCCGATGCCGGAAAGAAATAGAGAGGATATATCATGAATGCTAAACAAAAAATGATAGCAATTGTTGGTCAGGCCATTGTTGACACACTAGAAGAATATTCTAACAAGCAACCAAACCTTGCTAGTGAGACTTCACGCTTTAAGATAATGACGGACATGATGGATAAGATTATGCGACAGATTGATAATCCAAAAGGCATGAGTGAGGGCATGACAGATGACATATAAAGAATTTACAGAGTATAGAGACAAATTTGTTTCTGAGGCACTTGATATAAGTGACTCTAAATCAATTGAATACACCATATCTAACACAGATAAGCATTACAACTTTAAACACGTTGCGGACCGTCTTGGTACTACACCACAACAAGCCATGATGGTATACGTGTTAAAACATGTAGATGCTATATGTAATGATGCAAAGACTGGCAAACAAGTTAGCGATGAAACAGTGCGCTCACGTTGTCAGGACATAATGAATTATGCAATTCTTTATGCATCACTACATGAAGAACAGAAGACAACCAAAGGTACAAACCATGATAGTAACTCTCAACGAAGTGGAGCAGACACTAGCGAAAACGGTAGGCTCGAAAAGAAATCAACAGAACCTGACAAATGGAACCAACTCAAGCGCAGTAGCAAATCCTGACAATGATATCAATGGGTTTGCTGGTGAAATAGCTGTTGCTAGAGTAATTAATGCTTATCCTGACTTTAGTATAGGGCCACATAGGCGCGGTTTTGATCTTAAGATGCGCGGTAATGATGGTAAAGATGTTCGCATTGATGTAAAGACCACTAGACATCAAGATGGTTATTTAATCTCAAAAAAGTGGCGCAAGGTCGATGATTGCGACATGTATATCCTTGTTAGTGGCACAATGCCACGTTATGAGATACAAGGATGGGTATGGTCCGCTGAATTAGTTAATCCGAGCAACTTATCTGATAATGGTTATGGTGAGCATTATCATATGGAACGCTCTCAGCTTAGAGAGTGGAAAATTGCATAGTCAGCATATTGGCACTCTTGGAGAGTTGGCTGTGCGCCAAGAATTAATAAAGCAAGGCTATAAAGTCTATATACCTGAAGTGGATGTTGACCATGTTGATTTAATTGTTGAACTACATAATAAATCATTTCAACGTGTCCAAGTAAAGACTATTACTAAACCTACAACAGATACTGCTATACAAGTTCGCTGCGTTAAGTATGTTAATAGTGGTAGGGTGGATGTGGTAGCAGTGTACTACGTACCACAAGATAAATGTGCATTTGTGCCTTATGGTAATGAAAAGATGCTAAGTCTTGCTTTAACAACAGCAAAAAATAATCAAACATCAAAGCGTACATGGTTTTATCAGTACGAAAGATTCCCGGAGTTTAGTTAATGATATTAGAACATTATGCAGGAAGTGTGTCATTTGACACAGAAGAGTCAGAAAGAGAAGATCAGATTGTTACCGCTTTGCGCTACAAGGACTTATTAGAGAAAATAAAGAACCTTATGAAGCATCGTAAAAACGCTGAAGTACACTTTGCGTGTCACAAGGTTGGTAAGAAAGAATTTGATTTAACTGAGAAAGTAAAAAGTGAAATTAGTTAATACAATATATAACGAAGACTGCATGGACACTATGGCTAAATGGCCTGACAATGCAGTAGATGTTATTGTGACATCACCACCGTGGAATGCAAAAAAAGATTACGGACCATACAGTAATGACAAAAAAGATAACTATATAACATGGCTTACTTGCTTATGTAAAGAAATGGAACGTGTGACCGCTAATGCTGTGTATGTATTTATGAGTCAAGAATATATGTGGGAGCTGAAAGAAGCGTTATCAGGTTTTACGCAGTGGCTTTATTACCATCGTAGAAATATTGGTGCTACTGGAAGAATTAAAAATAAATGGATTAAGACCATCACGCCAATTGCAATGAGTGTAACTGCTGATAAAATGAGTATGGAATCCAATGTAAGAGGCGTACCTACAATTGATTTAATTACTGGTGTAAATCCACAATCAGATTACATCCATAATAAACGTGTACATCCAGCACAAGATCCAATTGAAGCATACTTGCCTATAGTCGCACGGACTCCCGGTGAAACTTTCTATGATCCATTTATGGGTAGCGGAACATTGGCCCTGACTGCTTTGAAATTAAAAAAGAATTATATCGGCAGTGAGATTAACCCTGAGTTTATTGAGATT